GAGGACTGGCTAGATGAGGACATACCAGAAGCAGAACAAATAACCCGAAGGGCCGGCTGTGGGATGTCAGGCACCAGTGGGTCATATGTCCTATTCGGGCGCATCAAAACGCTCATGGGGCGCGACCTACGCGGTCATGACATCAAAGACGAGATCGAACAACGGTCGTGTGTGAGCGTCACTCATGCGATGGGTCCCGAGCTGAGTCGCGACGCCTGGTACAGAGCGCTGCACTACGAATTGCACCAGGTAGTCAGTGAGGCTATGAGCCGCACGAGTCCTGGTGAGCAGTCACCGGCACAGTGGGCCAATACGAGGGCCATCTGGATGCCGGGCGGAACAAGTTCAGAAAAAACAGGAAACTGGCATGAGCTGGCTGAGCAGTGTGATCTCGACCCGAAAGTGCTGATCAACAGCAAGAAAATGGTCTGGGCCACACAGCCGCTCGACCTCGCCCAGCTGCTGAAACAAACCCCCGCAATCAATGCGCGTGCCGCAACAAAGAATGAGCCTGGGCTCAAGAGAAGGCCGTTGCATGCAGCCAATGACACAAGCTATCTGATAGCATCATATGCCAGCGCTGGAGCTGAGAAGACACATTCAATACGTGGCAGTGTGATGAGGCAGCGCCCCAACGATGTGCTCGAGGCAATGTTGGCATTGAAGCAGGCATCGGAAGACAAACTGGTGCTCTGTGTGGACTATGCTGACTACAACAAAACACACACCATACTCACACGGTGTCTACTATCAGCCATATCCAGCAGAGCACTACTCGCAGCTGGCAAGGAACGAATGGCACAGGCGGCAGACTGGATGTGTCGCGCTCATCAAAACCATTACATCAATGGAGTCAGAATCGCTCAGGGACTTTCCAGCGGGGAGCGCGACACGGCCAAAGACAACACGACACTACACCTAGCTTACGCCAACATGGCATGGAAAGCTGCCTGCGGAGGGAGGCAGATCGACACAGACTGCTTCTTCAGATGCTGCGGCGATGACGAACTGCTTGTTGGGTGCACCTGGCTGCAGGCCATAGCATATATCGACGAACTGCAAGCCCAAGGACACCGGCTGCAAGTAAGGAAACTCATGCTCAGCTCAGATCATGGTGAATTCCTCCAATACAACATGTTCTCGCGGG